CTCTGGTGTACCACCTGAGCGGCGAGACCTCGGAGAACGCAGTCGAAGTGTTCGGACCGGCCCTGTGCTCGGTCTGCTACCCCGACGCACCGGTCGAGATGACAGAGCAGGCGAAGGTCAGCAAGTCGCTCGCCTCGGTCTACTTTGAGGAAGGCTACGAGGGTTGGGTCGTGGCGAAGGCCAAGGCAGAGGCTCGTAAGGCCAAGCGAGAGGGTGTCCGGGTCGCCTGACCCGGACACCACACCGATCAGACACAATCACAGACAGGAGACCATCATGACCACACAGACACCGATGACACACCGAGGCGTACACCTGCGACGAGTCGCTAAGGGTTGGTACGAGATCGACACCGTGACACTCACCGAGAACCAGTCAAGCGGTCAGCGTGTCCTACACCGCACAGACGTCGTGCCTGCGTTCGGTCTGATGACCGTGCGACAGTACATCGACGAGGTGATCGCCACTGGTGGTCGTCCATCGATGAGCGGCAAGTTGATCATCAACAAGACCGGTCACGAACTGAGCAAGGCGCTCAGTTGGGCAGGGCCGTTCACCGTCGAGGTCTCAGCGTGATCCCCGACGAGCCGACAGCAGTCGACATCGTGATCCTGAGCGAGCGGTTGACCACCGCCATGCGACAGTGGGTCAGATGGTTCGACGACAGACAGACAGACGATCAGACCATCATCGGACTGACCGCAGACGCAATCGAAGCAATCGAGAGACTCACCAACCACCTAGCACAAGGAGACACCCAGTCATGACCGAGTACGACCTGTACCAACCGTTGCCAGTCGGCACGACCATCAACAACGGTGCGACCGTGATCGCATCGACTCGACGTAACGAGTACACCCCGGGCGACCAGTACGCCTCATGGGTCGTGATCTGTGTCCGTCCCGGCAACAACTTCCACGACTACGTGGTATGGACCGTCGCTCTCAGGCCAGACGGGTTCCACACCGAGGCAGGCGAGTACCGGCACAGCATCATCGAGGCGATCGGTGCGTACACCGACCGAGGCGGTCGAGCATCATGACACACGCCCAGACCACCATCAGACGAGCACCGTCTCGACGTCACATCCCGGCTCGACCGGGACGATGGTTCGACGTCGTGTGTGTCATCCAGTTCATGATCTACGTGTCGTGTGCTCTCGGCACTGTGTACACGAAACTCATGGCGATCCCGATGTTCATGAGTCTTGCGACTCTCGCTCTGCTGTTCGCCTACAGCAACACCTGTCAACAGTTACCGAAGGAGACCCGACATGACCACCGGTGAGCACATCATCACCAGCCATCAACATCTCTGGCACGTCGATCTCGATGGCGTCGTACAGACGTTCATCGACGTCGTGTACGAGGACAACTACGGAGGACTACACGACGCCATCGTTCACGTCACCAGTCAACCGGTCGACACGTTCGGCCCTGAGTTGATGCGGTTCGACGAGCGACACGTGTACTACACCGTCGAGAGCATCGATGAGTTGGTCGACATGATCGACAAGGCAGACGAGTTCGGTGACATGACCTTACGAGAGGTCGCCGGTGTCATCACCGAGAGTCAGTTGATGACCGATCTGGTACAACAGTTCATCGACACTCTCGCACCACTGTGGAACGAGGGATACATCGACAGTTACCGTGACACGTGGGACGGTCTACAGCCGTTGTTCGATCGTGGTCTGCTTAGAGACCCACGCACGGTGATGATCAAGACCACAGAGCAGTGACGTCAAGCGTTACACGGTCGAGAGATCGACACGGTGACGACACATCGACGACGACTCGTTGTAACCTGATCGTCATGTTGCGACGACTCGTTATCGTTGCGTCGTTGTCCATGATCGTCGGTTGCGGTGGTGGTATCGACACCCTCCCAGTGACTTCCACAATCACTGTCCCCGAGACCACCACCGCACCGACACCCACGACAACCACGACAACCACCACATCGACCACGACCACCACCACGATCGCACTGTCAGACGTGGACTATCAGGCACTCAACGTGATGATGGCGACCACAGACACTGTGTACATCGAGGCCGAACGAGAGGCGCACGGACCATGCGGCGAGTGGCATGACCTCGCTCTGTCTCTCGGGTGGACAGAGGACGACTGGTCACTGATGCTCAGTCGAGTTCTGTTTCGTGAGAGCAGATGTACACCCTCTGCTTGGAACGGCGCAGACGCAGGCTTGACGCAGATCAACCAGATCCACACGAAGTGGATCAACGACATCGGTTGGACTCACCCTGACTCGATGTTCGATCCCGTCAATAATCTGACGTTCTCACTGATGCTCTACCGGTCGTCAGGTTGTCGACCGTGGCGGTATCTCACCTGCTAGCGAGGCCGACACGTTCAGTTCCTTACATCGAGGACACCTGATACGCCACGGTGCGGTGATCAACTCTGCCAACAGTTTCAGACAGTTGCCGCACCTGACTGATCGTCGAGTCACACGCTCGTGCTCTGGTACGAGCAAGACCTCTGCGTACGGGTCGCCCATCACAGAGCCTTAGTCACGTCGAAGTTCTGTACGAACACCACACGGTCGGCACTGTCCCGGTCGAGTGGGAACGGTGACTGGATCGCACCGATCCGGTTGTATCGAGTGGCCGTCAACGTCTCGTCGATCACTGTCTCAAGCGTTAGCCAGATCGACTGGATCAGTGACTCGGCGGTTGCGTACGAGGCGGCACGTACAGCGACTTGGATACTCGGGTTCTCTAGTACCGGCAGACCGCCACCCATCGTGTTGTCGGGGACAGCACCGCCGTACTCATACAGCACGACACACGTATCAGGTGAGTCAGGCATACGACCGACGAACAGATTGGTCCCCAGAGTGACAGAGGCAAGTTGAGCGTCGAGATAGGTGGCGATGTCGATCAGTGTGGTCATGGTCAACCCTTGTACGCCTGTCGCACGTAGGCGAGCAGTGTTGCGCTGATGTTCTTGGTGTACTTCTTGAACGGTCGCTCAAGGTACTTCGGTCCTCGACCAGTCGACCGGTCGATACCGGGACCAGTGCCTTGACGACCACCGACCTTGCTCTTGTTCGGCGGCTTCGGTGGATGCCAGAAGTCGAGTCGCTCGTGTTGGATCAGGGCGTACGGTGCGGCCGCACCGCCGTAGCCGATCTCGACCATGTACTCACCGATACGACTCTCGTTGACCGTACGTGAGCGAGCGAGAGTACCCTCGTCACGTGGTACGAGTTGCTCAGACTCCTCGACGATCTGTGTCGCCAACTTGTACAGACCTGATTGACAGGCCATCTCGACACGTTCCGTGTGAGCGTCGATCGCCTTACCGATCTCGTCGATCGCTCGTGGGTCGATCTTGATCGTGAACGACATCAGGATCGCCTCGGTTCACCGAGAGCGAGCACAACCGCCTGCTGACCGAACTCGTCTGTCCTGATGTCGATCTCGACGATCGGTCGAGTGACACTGGCGTATGTCACCAGATCGGTCATCAGTGGCGTGTACGTGGTCGACAGGATGTACACCCTGTACTCGACCGCTACGTCGTCTCGTGTGACGTTGCGTTGACTGATACTGATCTTCTGTACGTAAGCAGGATACGACGTACCTGAGCCGGGATACTGCGCCTCACCGTACGAGTTGATCGACGACCTCGCCGTGATCGTGACGGTCGTGTTGATCAGGTCTCGTAGGTCGTCACAGAACTGCGTCGCATAGGTCACTGATCTGCTCCTGCTCCGAACAGTTGAACACCGGTGATGGTGTTGTTCGTCGAGCCGTCACGCACGTTCTGGAACTGACCAGATGCGAACCACGTACGGAAGATGTCCGGGTTGTCCTGATCGATCTCCTTGTCACTGACCGTGATACCACCGGCGTAGGGGATCGGCACGTAGTTGGTCGTCTGAGCGAGAGACTTGAACTCTGCCGCTTGCGTCAGATAACCCTTGGCCTTCTGCGACAGCGAGATGTGTAGGTCACCGATCTGCTTGTCGGCCAGTCGAGACAGTTTCGATGCGATGGCAAGACAGCATCGATATGCCGCCTCGTACAGACCTGACGTCGACGTCGACGACTGACTCGACTCACTGTTCACCCAACTGATCTCCTCATTGGACAACAGTTGATCGGTCGTGTCGGTGTCCCCGATCAAGAACCTGATCGCATCACCGGCACTCGACGATGGATTACCTGAGTAGGTCCACGTCATGACGGACTACTTCGTGAAGATCGATCCCTCGGGAGTCCCCGAGTAGACCTTGACGTAGATCCCGTTCGGGCAGGAGATACCGTTCGGGCCGAACCACACCGAGTCACTGCCACCACTGTTAGCGGCGATGCCTGCGAGATGAGGATCAGTGTCGGCAGTGCCGTGGTACACGTGGACCTTGAATGAGCCGCTACCAGCGTCAGATGCCGTGATACCGAGGAACACCTGCTGTGCCGAGAGGGTCTGATTGACGCCGGTGAGTTTCG